TCTTTGATCTTGGCTTCTCTCATTTTGAGATATTTAATTTGTTTTGTTAACCTAACAACATTTTTTATGCATTCTTCTGCGTCATTGATGTCGCTGTATTTTCTCAAAGTCTTTTGTGACTCATCAATCTGCTCTTCGAGTAACTTTGATTGACTATTGGTTTGATTTATTCTTGTAGTTAGTTTTGAAACCCATTGATCAACTTTTTCCAATTTGGTAATTCTATTGATTGTCCGCGCTATTTCTCCAGCACTTGCCATTACAAGAAATGGTGTATCAAATTGCTCTTGTATATTGAGTTCTGATAGGTTGAGTTTTTCCTGTATTTGATCAGGTACACTGGCACCGAAGCCTTCAAAATTATTCACGCCCAGTGCCCCCTTGTTTATTGTATATTTAGCTTCGCTGACTACTTTATTTCCCTTTTTATTTATCCTTACCTGCTTGGATAGAGAGATATTAGAGTTGTCGTCTAATATAGTTGATATTTTTGTAGTGCCCTTTTGCCCTGCAAAGTTTGAGAAATAATCCGCCCCAGCCGGTCTATTTCTCGATAGCAACAAAAGGGCACGCAGTACATTGGTTTTCCCTGCCTGTGATCGTCCAAGAATAACATTAACACCATCAGAGAAATGCAATTTGGTATCTTTGTGACTTTTGAAGTTGCGTATTTCAAGAGATTTAAGCATTTATTTAATATCCCTTTTATAAATATAGCTTACTGTTCCGGGTTGTAGCCAGTCCAAGAACTTCTCTAATCGAAAGAGAAAAAGATCATTATGTTTTTCAGTTCGATAAATGATATAAGGAACATCATGGTTACCTTGCCATTTCTCTAACCTATTAAAAGTCTCTCTTTCAATAACGGATACTGGCACATGGTAGTCTCTTTTGAAAATCAGCCAAGGCAAACGATTACTGATTATTGAATCTCTTACACATTGCTCCCAAAATGCCAGTATGATTGCTTTGTAAGGTTCTTTCCTTCCTTTTCGTTCTGTGTAATCAATGGCATCTAAAAGGTCCCATGGAGTGTTTTTGAATTTCTTTGAGCCACGGTTTTTTGAATATCCATCTTTGAGTTCAATATTGAATGTTTCGGTTAATGGCGCTCCGATTGGATCATCTGCTTTCAGGTCACCAAGTTGTGCATCTGCATTTGGAGTTTTGGTAGTTCTTCTTAACCGATTTCTCCAAAATATATCATCTCTCGGAGTTTGCATATCCTGAGTCCACCATAAAGATAACATTCTGGAAATTTGCCTTTCAAACCCCTGTCCTTTTCCTTTTGCCATAATATAGGTTCTTAATCTCCTTTATTTTGCCTGTAATCCTTTGAAAACACCGCCGTGACTCCACTTTCTCTCTTTTTTAATACCATTATATATTAATTTTTTAAAAACGCCTTATTTTAAGTGAAAAGTGGTTTTTAGTTTATTTAGATAATTCTTTTTCAAAAATGAATTAAAACCATATTCAGTAAAAATATCAGTCCAGGTGCTAAAATCTGAACATTCTGTTTTATTTAATTTACCATCAAATTTAAGGCCAACGAATGGTAATCGGATCAAGCTATCATTGCGTACAATAATTTGTTTACTCTCTCTACTATCAATTCTTTTCTTTATTTTACCCTTTGGCATTTCGTGCTTTAAATATTGAATAGCCTTTTTTATCCCTACTCCTTTTATCCCTTTGACATTATCGCCGCTACATCCTGCCATGTTTTTGACTTCATTCCACTCATCAGGCTCGATGCCATATTGATCAATGAACATTTCTTTTGTGAAAACACTATTATCTTTATCAAGTTTGTATATTACACAATCATCCAACAGTTGCCATAAATCATTGTCGCTTGCCATAACGAAACAAGTATTTGGATTTCTCATAACAATCTTTGCAATAAGATCATCTGCCTCGTAGCCTTTTTCGATAAAGTTATTTTTAAACCCAAGGGCAGGAAGGATTTTGCATCTAAGCTCAAGCATCTGTTTCTTTGCTATTTGTCTTTGGTAAAGGGTTATGCCGTTGTCTGATCTATTCTCTTTGTACTCCGGGTAAATATCTTTGCGCTTATAGTGATTGGAGTCCCAACAAAATACGAGTTCTTTTGTTGCAAATGCATCGGCAAATTTAAACACCTGCATTAGAAACGAAAATATAACCCCGGTCTGTTGGTCTTCATAGGATAGGTTCTCGCCCATTACTCCAAGGGCTTTGTAACATATAGGTGAACAGTCTATGACAAGTGGTATCATCTTACTTTTGGTTTCCTATCGATTTTAAACTCTTCCTCAATTTTTTCCCACAAATCGATGATTTCTTCTTTTAATTGATCTTCATACTTCATCCTCTCAATGTAACCAACAGCGGCATCAAGACTTTGATACTCCTTGTCAATCGCATGATATTTTGTTGCTTTGGTGTTTGTTTTCAGCCATTGTAAATTACCTCTAATGTCATCAATACCGTAGCCGAAGATAATGAAGATCGGTTTCGCCAGTCTGTAAGGATCATCAATGTCTGATTTTTTAATGTAACATTCTGACTCTATTCCTTTTGTTTTCTTTTGCTTTACATCAAACACAACTTTTTCTTTCTCTACCTTTTTAACTTCTCTAATTCTCATCCTTAAGGCGGAGTAGTAAGGCACGGCTTTGCCACCAGGAGTGGTCTCACCATATTGGCCTTCCCGCAATTGGTTGGTGCAGGCAATGACCCACTTTTTTTCCGCTATTAGTTTGCAACACTTGCGGGTGCGGGCACTGAAGTCTTTAGCCCTCTTCATTCCCATTTTATCTTCCGCGCCCATTTCAAGTTCAGTGGAGAGAGCAGCGAGTGAGTCCGATCCAATTACATTAATGGCGTTAGGATTTTCGGGTTCCCATTCCTCTATCTCATCAAACATTTCATTAACTGTCTTTGGTCTGGAGTAGTTCTCACCTGATTGCACTAATGATAAGCCATAGATCCTTGCATACTCTTTATCAAGCCTTGCCTCGCCATCTTGGAATTTTACCTGTCCGCCTTTTGATTGAGCTGAGGAACATATCTCTGCCAATACTGCAGTTTTCCCAGAGGCTGAAGGGCCAAAGATTTCGAGTAATATGCCACCGGGAATTCCACCGCCTCGCACCCTCCCACCAGATATACAAAGGTCTAAGACTGTGGAGCCGGTGGAGATAACCTTATCAAATCTAATGGGAGGGTCTTTCTTAATTGGTTTTTTAGCAACCTCTCTTACTTGTTCTGCAGCCGATTTTCTTTTGAGTTTTCTCATTTGCTACCTTTCTTTATGGCTCGCTCAATGCTCTTGGTTTTCTCGACGTATGTGGCTCGCTCATAGAGTGTGGTTTTCTCAACCGGCTTGGCTACTTTCTCCGTCGCCTTCTTGGAGTTTGTTTTTCCTCTTCTTTTTCACTCCCATCTTTATCATCGTCAGATTGTCCGTCAGCCTGTAGTTCTTCCATCCGTTTTGAACATTCTTCAAAAAGACTGCATTCACCGCATTCGTTTAGTTCGCCAAGATCGACACCAAACTCTCCACCATAAGGGCACTCCCCTTCCTTAACTTTTGGCTCCTTTTTGGGTTTAGAAGAACGACGAGCAGACCTTTTAGGTTTCTCTTCCTCTTCCTTTTCCTGTTCCTCTTCTTCATGATCGTCTGCTTCAGGAGCATCTTCCTGCCAATATAATTTGTAGATCTCGTCATAGCTTTTGAGTTCAATTAACTCATCAAGACAAAAGGCTTGATCTAAATATTCATCTGGAATTGGATCGGGCCGATCACTGAATTTATGACCAATATATTGCGTATTGGTCATGCCAGTGCCTTGACGCTCAAACTCAATGCTTTTTCCATCATCGGGGTCAGCAAATGTTTCGAGTTCTCCAGTTCTTGAATTGCGAGCAAGGGAGGTAAGATGACGTTCGAAAAACCAATGTGCTACCGGCCAAATTTGAATACCTTTATCCTCTTCCTTATCTGTATCGTAACAAACAATGTTATAAATACATCGCCTTTTTGGATTAAGGCTCTTTACTAAGTCTTCATCAAAATCATCTTCTTGTCGTAATTGCTTTTGGTGTTCGCAAATTGGGCATGGTTTTTTATAGGTTCTTGCCGGACATACTACCGCATCATCATTTACTCCGACATTGCCGTGAACAAAAAGATCAAGAACATAGGTAGGATCACCTTCATTTGTTGCCGGATCTGGATCATTTGGCCCTGCTACATATGGAATGATATCAATGATGTGATTACCCTTGCCTGCTGTCCAGAATTGTGCCCCTTCTGGCAAGTTCGATTTAAAAAAGCTGCCGAACCTGCCGCTACTTTCTCTCGTCTTTTCGCTCTGTTCTGTTCTGCCCCGTAACTTGTCTCTCATTTGTTGTCTTTTCTTCGATGCCATTTTGCATTCTCCTTTCTTTAGATTGTAAGGTTTGTTGCATTGCATCAATGACTGACTTAGCAGCCCCGTATGCAAAGATCCTTATAACTATGTATCCTGCTAAGAGTATTAAAATAAATATGAATATTTTTGTTAGTAAATCCATTTATTTCTTCAACGATTTCTTCAACCGTCTCCTTGTTTTTTGATCACTTTGTTCCTTTGCCTCATTTGGGATTTTGGGGTCAGAGAAGTAACCGGCAAGGTGGAGTTTGACCATGTTTTCCAGTGCATCTCTCTTTTGCTGTATTGCCCATTTAGCAGCATCGGTCAAGGCAACTTTCTCATTGGCATCAATCAATTCTTCTGATACTCTTTTGTGTGGGCTTGAAGTTATAATCTCTGCATCAATAGCGTTTTCAGTTGGCTTTTTTAGACCCTTTTCGTTATAGCCATTTAAAATTTCCAACCTTAACTCTGCGGATGTAACATCTTTATTTTGTTTTGCTCGATCTCTTTCCGCTACGGCTTCGGCATTAGCTTTTGCATATTGACCAAATAAATGAGGTTGCCTTTCCCATTCGATATCTAAATTGTATTTATCAATCTGGCAATCTTTTTCAAAGTCCATTAATTTATTCACCTCCTTTTTCTTATTATATAATATACTTTTTTAAAAACCTTAGATTTTATTTTTTGACTCGCTCAATAATAATGGTTTTCTCATAATAATATGGCTCGCTCCTCACCTATGGTTTTCTCGAAGAATGTGGCTCGCTCTGGGCTTTTGGTTTTCTCCCTGTTTATGGCAATTCTTAATTCTTACTTTTATTATAATATACTTTTTTAAAAACCTTAGATTTTATTTTCATAGTTGGCATCCTAAGTACAGAGCATTGTATAAACCCGAGTTGCCTGAGGAGAAAAGATTTTCCTCAAATAAAGAAATCAGATCAGAAATTCGGTCATTACCATTCTTTAATAACGCAGAACCTAAATAACCAAGTATTGCTCTTCTAATGCTTTCTGGTTCTGCATCAACTGATCTGATTAGTTTTGACATCGCCTGCCACTTAGCATGGCCTTTGGTTTTGGGGTCAATCAGTAATCGACAAATTTCAAGAACTGTTGCCTCACCTACCCCTGCTGCTGCGATTGCATCAAAGGCCTCTTCATCATCAGTAATATCAATAATTGAATCTAATATAACAAGTGCTTGCCGAGGGCTACCTTCTGATACTCTGGCAATCTCTTTTAAATGCTTGTCGGGTAAATCGACTTCTTCCTTATCTAATACATATTTCAATAACTGAATAATTTCTGCTCTTCTCAAATTAGCGGTGGTGAAAGCCATACATCTTGTTTTGATAGTTTTCAGAAGTTTCTCAGGTTCTGTCGTACAAAGGATAAACCTAACATGCCTTGGGGTGTCCTCTAATAGTTTTAATAAGGCATTTTGGGCGTCTTTCGTTAATGAATGAGCCTCATCGAGAAGGTAAATCTTTATCTTGCCACTCATTGGTGCGAGGGAAGATGTTGCAGATATTTCTCGAACTGTGTCGATACCACGAGTGTTTGCCGCGTTAAATTCTTTGAAGTCTCTTTCATGGCAATTTAATTCACTACCTACAATCCTTGCCAGTGTTGTTTTGCCAGTACCAGATGGACCTTTAAAGATAAAGGATCTAACCTCATTATCTTTTCTCGTTATAACGGATTGAAGAGAAATTACCGTTGATTTATTGCCAATAACTTCGCTGAATTTCTTAGGTCTATATTTTAGATGCAACCCCGTGTTTTCTTCCATCCCTACCTCCTTTAGTATAAGATTTCATCAATTCCAAATCTTTTAATTGTTTGTATAAAATTTCTAATACCTTCTTCAAATAACCTTTCATTTTGTTCTTTGTTATGTAATACGGCGGCAGGATGAACACACCAACATAACCACGCCTTTGCCTTTTCGTTCCACTCTGTCTTACCTGATAGTTTAGTGATACCACCAGTCATTTCTGTAAAACATTTGATCGCCGTATTGCCAAATGCAAGAATTAATCTACAATCGATCCTTTCTAACTCTTCCTGCAACCATGGATAGCACGCTTTAATGTGTTTGATATTTGGTGTTCTTGTTTTTGATGGCCAACAATTGTGAGAAACAAGACCATTAGCAATATAAGAATTATCTCCCCAAACAGCAAAATTGTATAATTTCCTTTTCCCATATGTTGTAATTTGCCTAACAGATACAATTTCGGTTTCCATAAACTCATATTCCCCATTATGGTTGCTCATGATCCTTTCTATTTCGTCTATACAAGAAAAAACATCTTTATTAATTTGGTTATCAGTAAATCTTAAAACCGTGTACCCTTTAGACTCTAAAAAATCATCTTTTTCTCTGTCTCTTTTTATAGCTTTGTCACTGGAGTGCCAAAATAAACCATCACATTCAACTATTAAATTATATCCATCAATAATAAAATCAGGATAATAATGGAACAAATTTTGACCATGGATAAATTTTATTTTTCTTTTCTTTAATGCCCAGGCCATCACAAGCTCTATTTTTGTATTTCTGTTTTTGGAAATAGGTTTTCTTTTGTTGCCAGGTTTTTTGTAATAATTTTCTAAAGCTTGCTTCCCTAATAATGGTAATTTTGAAAGATGTCCATTTTCTTTATTCGCGCTATAAGTCTTTTTTGAACCTCTCATTATTGATTCACAATTATATTTTGTTTTACCTTTAAAGGGGTGAATAAAATTTCTATTTTTGCTTAAAAGAATTTGTTCTCCATCTTTAACAAGTTGTCTGGTTTTCTTATTCGCGTTGATGGTAATTTTTGAGGCATCTAAAATCCCAGTTTTATATAACCCTTTCATATTTTTTGATACTTTGTTTTTGCTTTCATTGTTCCATTCTCTATTTTTATTAGAATAAATAGTAGCGCAATTTTTAGAACAAAAATCTCTTATGCTGTCAAATGGGATTTTAGAATTACATTGAAGACAACGTTTTGCCAAAATTTTTAATTTGTCTCCTTTTTTGATTTTATAAGCCTCTTTCCAATCATCGTCGATAAAAAATGGATGTTCTGGAGTTACTATTGTAGTTTTAACTTTCCTGCCGCCGCCTAAATGTTTATATTTGATAACAATTAATTTTTTACCTCTGGGAATATAATCATCTTTTTGAACCCATGATACTTTACGAAATCTACCTTTATGAGTAAGAACTCTATCATTTATTTCTATTTCAGATATAATTTTCAACCCTTTTGATGTATAAATTTGAGTATTTGGATCAGTAAAACATTTAACCACATTCGTTATATGGAAATGTTTTCTTTTCAATCCATATCTCTCTATCTCTGGCCATAAAATATCATTACCTGCACGGCCCACGAACCCCATGCCTTGTTTGTCTTCATCCTTTCCAGGGGCCTCCGCGCATATCATAATATTGTAGATACCCATTGAGGAAGGCACTGGTTTTGTGCATTCATTTCTTAGCTCACATTTATCGCAATGAATAATATCGGTATTTCGGAACCGTTTCTTTTGTATGACTGGTATTTTATTTATTTGGCCTTTTATAATATCGTTTATTTGGACTTTATATTTTCTTGGGTTCATAATTTTAAATAATTCTGGATAGATTAATTTTGGATTTTGACTGATTTGAAATGAAAAATAATCTTTTGCCGTATCTGGTATTTGAGTATTATTATCAAATGCACCTATGTCATCTAAAATCTTCTCCATCTTTGTTTTTTTATTATTTGATTGTTCTTTGGCTTTATCTTTTATACCAAAGAATCCTTGTCTTTTCGCAGGAGCTTTTCTTTTAAATACCGATGCAGTTTTTGATGTCTTATCACCAAACCCCTTAACTTCTATAAATGGGATGTAAAGATAGTTATCTTTTGCAACCCATTTATGTGAATCGGAAATACCAACTTTAGGTAGCACTAATTTCAATCCCAATCTTAAAGCTTCTTTTATAAGCGATTCCTTATTCCCTTCGCTTCCAAATGTTAATGATGCACAAATAAATTCTGTTGGGTAATAGGTTTTAAACCACTGCGTCCAGTAACCAATTAATGAATATTCAACAGAATGACTACGGTTGAAGCCATATCCACCAAAGCTCTCTAAGTCATTCCATAGTTTAGAGGCGACTTTTTTATTCAACGTCTTATTTTCAACACAACCATTGACAAATTGTTCTTTGAACTTATGGAGTTCTTTTGTGCCCTTTGATTTACCAATAACCTTTCTAATTTTATCGGCGTCTTTCCACGGCATTCCAGCTAATTGGTAGGCGAGGTTCATCACTTGTTCTTGGAATATAATTATACCAAATGTATCTTTTGTTATTCCATCAATTTTCGGATGCAAACCTTTAAACTTTCTGCCATTTTTTCTCTTTAGATATTCATCAACCATACCACTTCGTAGTGTGCCTGGTCTATACAACGAATTGGAAACAACCAGATCCTCGAAAGTTTTTATCTTCATTTTCTTACAAAGATCAGTTAGACCGTAGGTGCTAAATTGAAAGACTCCCTCATTATGTCCTAATGCAAATTCATTCAATACAGTTTTGTCATTTGGAATAATATCTCTGTAAGTTAGATCAGCATTGTGATTTTGTTTAATAAGTTTCTTTGTCTCACTTAAGATGCTCAATGTGCTTAGACCCAGTATGTCTAATTTTATTAGACCAACATATTCTGAGTCCTCCATCGCCCAGTTTATAGCTATATTGCCTTTCCGCTTTATAAGATGCGCTCTTGTTCCATCTGCAATTAGGTCGGCTGATATAATCGATGCCGCTGCATGTTGACCAACCCCTTTAATCTGCCCTTCAAGTTTCATAGCAAAGTTAACTACCTCAGGATATTTATTGTAAAATTGCCTCCCTTCATTAGTTTGGTTAATTGCTTGTTGAATCTCCCCTGTTTTATCTTTACCGGTTGCGTCGTCAATTGTTTTTGCAAACTCATCGACTTGTTTATATGGTATGTCGAAGACTCTTGCGACATCACGGATTGCCCCGCGCCCTTTCATTGTAAGAAATGTGGAGACGCTTGCAATGTTACCCTTGCCATAGAGATCTTCGAGATGCTGTTTGACTAAATCCCTTTTTCGATCCTCAAAATCAATATCTATATCTGGATAGTCAATCCGTTCTTCTGAAATGAACCGTGAAAACAAAAGGTCGTACTCCAATGGGTCAACACAAGTGATGTCTAAAAGATAAGAGATTAACGATCCACCAACCGATCCTCTTCCAGGTCCCACCATTATATCGTTCTCTTTACACCAATTTATTAATTCGTAAACGATAAGAAAATAGCCTTCAAACTTTTTACTTGTAATAAGATCAAATTCCTCTTTAAGTCTTGCGAGGTATTGAAGTTTATTTTTCTTCCATTCGTTTTTATCTATATTTTTGATGCCTTTTTGGCAGAGTGACCAAAGAATTTCCGCCTTATCCTGGCCAGCATATTCGGGGACTTCTGGGAGATGGATTTTCTGTCTTTTAATTCTAAATCCCGCACATTTCTCCGCTATTTCAATGGTGTTGTTCATTGCTCTTAGTATTTCATTTTTTGTAAGGGAATTTTGTTTCAGGAAGGCTTGAAACATTTCGGCGGGAGTTTTTAGGTGGAGTCCTTTCATTTGAAATTTAAATCGTTCTTTGTCATTCCATTTTGCCTTTGTTTGGATGGCGAGCAAGACTTCTTGCGCCTTCCAATCATTCTTTTCTATATAGTGACAGTCATTGGTGGCTACTATTGTCCATTTTAATTCATCTGCAATTGATATGATATATTTATTCAATTCCTTCTGCTCTTTGAAGTTGTGTGGCATGACTTCTAAATAGAAGTCATTTATATCTGGCATTGCATTGGTTAATGTTACCAGGAAATCATAGTCGGTTATAAATGTTGCGGTACAGGCAGACATGATAACCAGACCATTAAGATGATTTAATAGACATTTATAATCTATACGTGGTTTGTAGTAGAATCCTTCAAGGTTAGCAAACGTGAGCATTTGAAGAATATTCTGCCATCCTTCTTGGTTTTTGGCAAGGATAGTAATATGCTTTCTGTCCTTGTTTTCTCTTTTGGTTGCGTCAGGGACAATGTAAAATTCACAACCAAGGATGGGTTTTATTCCATGCTTTAGACATTGTTTTTGAAAATCAATGCAGCCATCGACATTGCCATGATTTGTCAAAGCGAGATATTTATACCCGATTTCTTTTGCTTTTTTAGCATAATTTTCAGCTGTACCAAATCCATCTAATAACGAATATTCTGAATGTACATGGAGATGTGCAAAGTCTAACATAGTGATAGAATTCCTTTGATTGCCATTGCTGCAACTTGAATTGCTTCTTTTTTCATTTTTGAGTTGCCTTCCCAAACTTCTTTGCTGTTAAATATTTCTTGTTCAAGTTCCTTGTATTCTTCTCTCAATGTACCTAACCATTCTTGATTTGAGTTGAATCCAGGTTTGAATTTTTCATTTGAAAAATCAATTTCATCTTTGATTTCTTGAATAATGTTATTTAATTTTGTCATCTAATTTCTTTTTTCTTTTGATTTCAAGATATCTTCCATATGCTTCGCTTTTAGGTTGAACCATCCCTAACCCTTTACACCAATAATCATTTCTTAATAAAACTCTACATAGTCTTCTCCATGATGGAGCCCAGCATTTACTTTCTAATTCCAATGGTACCTCTTCTGGGATAGTAGAATAGCCTCTTCTACTCCACCCATAAATAAATTTTTTGAATCTAATTATATAATGGTCTCTTGTTTTTTTTGGCATAGTTTGAAGTAACATATTACAAAAACTTTTCCATGTATGATTATCCGGTTTAGTAACTTTATTATAACCTGTCATATTACCAGTTTCTTTTATATATAAAGCGCCAGAATTTGCCCCATTCACTCTTGCAATTAATTTAAACCATGTTTGTGGTTCAAGGATATGATATAACCATAATCCTCTTCTTTGATCATCGCCATATGGTTGACAAAGTCTTTGTTGACTTATTTTAACTCCTGCCATTTGCATTTTATCATATATTTCATTATGTATTTTATCTGGATATTTTGAATGGTATCTCCATATGTCTTCTGTTTTCCAATCATAAATAGGATAGATATTATAACAGTTTTTAGCTATTTTTGTTGTCCATCTATACCCATTGAAAGTTTTACCAATTTTTTCCCAAGTTGCTATTGCACAATATCTATGAAGGCTTTCGTCTGCTCTAATCCCAACAAATCCAGCTGTTCGTTGTCCTCGGCTATACCATTCAGCGAATAAGATTATAAACTCTTCAAATTCCATTTCCGCAATAAAAAAGGGATAATCTTTTTCTGTTTTTGCCTCTATTGGCTTATCTCTAACCCAAATATCTTTTTTTGAAGGATCCCAAGCAATCCATCTTGGTTCGAAATTAGTAACAGCATTTCTTAAAAGCATAGGGACACATATCCAATGTCTATCTATGTTATTCTTATATATGGCAAACATCTCGCGGGCATGTTTTATTGTTTCACTATATTGCGCTTCAAAATCTATTAACATTACGCCAACTTTTCTATCTCTTTTTATAGCCTCATCCATAATAAGGTGAAACATTACACTACTATCTTTCCCACCTGAAAAAGCGCAATATATGCGTTCAAAATTATCAAATATTATCTTAATCCGATCTCTTGCCGCTGTTAAAACATTTATTTTTCTATATCTTTTAATGGCCATTTTTTAAGGCCCTATCTGCCATTTTTTCAATTTTGTTACATATAGATTGATTGATTCTATTTTTAACTTCAACAATTTCATCAATATCTAATTTGCTAAATTCGTTGTTTATAATATGATTGATCTGATTGGATATTGAATTTTTCAAAAATGTGATTTCTATGATTTTTTTCATAGTTCCTCTACTTTTTAATAAATATCTGATTGTCTACTAAAAGATTCTGCTTCTTCCATTGTAACTTTTTTACGGTTATTTTTTTCAAGCCACTTATTTAAATAAATAAGTGCCTTTTCATTAGCTTTTATTTGTTGTTCTTCTGATAATAAATAAAAGCCACTTCTAAAGGCAGCAGGAATACCTGTCGCATAACACATAGAGGCTTGCCCTAACCAAGCAATTCTATTCATTGCACTATTCGTAAGATACTGTTCACAAGAGAATTTCCATTCTGTTATAACGCGTTCAAGGGCTTCGGCAAATCTATCTAAATCAGATAAAAAATTGCAGTATGCTTGTTCACACTCTTCTTTTGTCATGCCTTCTTTTGATGTTTTATATAAACCTGCTTTAGCGCACTCCCATTTATCCCAAGTATGGAATATTCTGGTATTGTCGTTTGTGTTTACAGTTCTTACATTAGTTACTTCTTCTCCATATGTCTCTACATCATCAGAAAGTTCTTCGAAATCATGTTCATCAATATCCCCTTCAATATCCCAAGATTTAGAAAATCCTTGATCTGCAAATAACTTTGTTAAGCCTGTAATTTGGCATAATCTTAATATTTCATCTTGATCCATGCCTAAATTTTTTGCTATTCTTTCATTGGTCCAATTTCTATTTTTTAATTCAAGAACTATATCTGACATCCCCATTATTGTATGTTTACCTCTTGCTCTGTTATGCCGTATTGTTGACGCAATACGGTTACCTTTACTCTCTTGGCCGTTAGTGTTGATAATTGTTAATGGTAAATACCCTTTAACTTTCTCGGTGATAATTTTGCATTCTCTGCCAACACGGTGTCTATGAAACCCGTCAATAATTTCATAATTATCGTTTCTATACCATGCTACAATTGGTTGTGTATAACCATCTTCCTTTATAGAGCGTTCGAGCAATTTCATTTCTGGTGGGGCAACAATATTAGGGTTATAATCATTCGCCTCTATTTTGTTTATTGGTACCCATTGAACAAAATCAACAGGTTCTTCCGAAAAAGGGCTATGTTTGTGAAGAATCGATCTCAATTTATTTATTGCTTCAATTTTTGTCGGGACATTTAATTCTTCTAACCTTGAGAATAATTTTTCACTTTCATTTATAACCTCTTTATAATTTAATTTCCCTTTATACTTTTTAAGCCTTTTAAGTTTTCTGGGCTTTTTGAGCTTCTTATAGTTAATTTTTTGTGATTGTCCAACTAAACCAAATCCACTTTTAATATCCATTCTTTCCTTCTTTCACCGTTAATTAACGCCTTATCAGACAGCCATGGCATAGTCGAGAATCGATGTTCTCTATTTTTTAATAGTAGTATATACTGTTTTTAAAAATAGCTTATTATTTATTATTCTGATGGGGTAGTAACGATAACATGTTTGAAGTTTTCATGTTCGAATAACAACCTATTCTCACCAATAATTGCTGTTTTTGTTTTATCTAAAATTTGAGTTAAATGTTGAATACCAGCAATAAATTTAAGTTCCTTTTTTATTTTATGTTTTGTTTGATTCTTTATCGTTTCAACAACCCATCCATATTTCCCTTGGCATTCACAAATAATCTCATCATTGTTAATTGTAATAGTAACATTTTCATTGTTATTTTCATCTAATGCAAGGGTCCTAACTCTATCTAATATTCCTTCTAATTTAGATGAGAATGTAATATTTTCTATTTTTTTAATATTAAAAAACTCATCTATTTCTGGGTAACTTTCAGCCAATTTCCTTACACTAAGAATCCCATCTTTTTCATCACAAAAATATAGCCATGATTCATCTTGAGAAACTTTAATTGGATTATGGGCGATAATAGGTTTAATGAATTTTTGGTGTAAAAGGAATGGAGACTTGATTTTACTTTCCATATAGTAGTCTGTTAAACGATAATTATCTGTCGTTCTTATATGATCATTCTTTATTTCAAGAGCAACTAAGATACCATCAGAAATGTCTGTTGAGACAGAAAATGAGCAGAATTGTATTCCATCGATAAACCCGGCAGGCAAGTTTTCCCAATCATCAATCTTGTTATTAATATCTGGTACAGTATAATCTTTAATAAGTGGGAAACCAGCATCAATATTTTTAGCTTCTAAAATCAACTCATTGCCTTCTATTAAAAGGGTAATAGAGTCATCTTTAACTTTCTGTAGTAGTTTATATAATTCGGTTAGCCTTACAGCACATTTTAGGTCAGTTTTAAAAGGATAATTTACAGCTATCTCTTCATTAAAACCAGTTATTGTTTTATTATTAAATATAATTAGTCCTGATGTATTATCACTTATATTTGATGCATTACTGATAATACTATCATAAACTTTTTTCATAATATCCAGCATTTCTTCTTTTTTAATTTTCATTAATTTCCTCCTTGTATAATTCCTTTCTTATTTTAATTCCTCTTCTGTCTATTAAACCAAATCCTAAATTTGACGTGTCTTTTCTTGTTTCGTATTCTTCAAATGGAATATTGAGTGGCCATTTCCAATAATTTTTAACTCTTTTCAATTCATAATCTGTCCAATTAGGAGAAATATATGAATCTTTTTGAAGAGAATCCAATGGTTGATATCTCATGCAATAAACATAGATATTTAACTTTCTAAGAAGTTTTGCTCGGTACAAAGCATCTGACGGAGTGTCATTGAAACCAATAAGGACATAACAACTAATTTTTTTAAATCCCTTTTTCTTTGCAAGATTAATCGCATCAATAATAAATTTTTCATCTTCTATGACATCAAATGCAAATCTGATTTTTACGTTTTTTAATTCAGCGATTCTATCAGCTTTAGCTGATGTAAAATATTTTGCCTCTAATCCTTGATTAAAATCAACATATGGCATTTGTTTTAAGCTATCAATTACTTTATTAAAATGTTTTTTACTTGATACTAAAAAATTGTTATCACAAATAATAGGTCTTGGAATAAAATTGGATATTTCTTTGAACTTTCCTTCTATTTTTGGAACAGCACAAAATTTACAATTATTAACACAGCCTCTTGTTGTAAAAGTCGCAAAGGGATTATGTAGTGTAACAGGTTCGATAAAATCTAAATGAGTTCTCACTTCTGCGATATTATCAAAGTGAGAACTCATTAAAATAGCTCCTGGGCCACCAACAATTGCCTTTCTTTTTTGATTTTTTATTAAAGAAATGACTTCATTTACTTTCCAAGTAAAAATAATAGACGCATATAAAATATTGTTGCAAATCCATATTTTATATCCATCATTTAACCATTGATGCTCTATTCCTTGATAAGGTTTCATCTTTTATATTCTTCTTTGTCTTTTGTTAATATTCTTAAAAGAAGAAGTGACGGCATAACATAATTTAAAAGCGCCTTTGCAACTTTCAAGTTATCGTTTCCACCATTTTCAATATAAAGTTGATTAGCATCATTTACCATCTGGGTTCTTGTTTTTGTTTCTTCTTTTTCAGGTAATGATTCAACAAGAGCGTTAGAACGGGTATATTTTGATTTGTCCTTCTTTTTAAAGGGTTTCTTTTCCTTTTGGGCCTTTTTGTTCTTAACTTCCTTCTTTTTCTTTTGTTTATTTTCAACTTCTACACTATTGGTTTCTGCACTACCATCTCCACCCTCACTTTCACCCTCTTCTTCACCTTCACTTTCTTCACCGTCTGCCTCTGCGTTTTCTAAGATATCAATGAAATTGTTGTTCATATCAAATGCTGCGTCTGGCATTTTCCTCACATCTTCATCAGAAAACCTTTCCACTGCATCCAGAAATGCCTTTACAGCCACTTCTTTCTTACCAACAAAATTGACTTTTTTCTCTAATAAACCTGAATCATTCAAGTCCTTTACTACTTGTTTAAAATCATTGTAATCAAAATCCTCATGCCCAACGATTGTCTCATATGCTACTTTTGCCATCTTTTGTTCTCCTTTCTCTATTAAATGTTTTTAGTTAAATATAAAATCCCTTTTCTATTTAAAACCATTATAATATACTTTTTTAAAAAGAGGGTTTTTTATTTAGTGTTTATTAACCTATTATGCCCTTTTAAAATTGACTGGTATTCTGGATTACCTTTCAAATTATCTCCAAATGTATTTGAGACACCAAAGCCGCGTAATAACCCTTTTTGCTCATCACTAAGGATTGCATTATAAATTGCAGCTAAAATTCCATCCCGGTCTTTTGGCACTCTCTTTATCATTTGGCTAAATTGTAAAGATGTTTTATTTGCTTTTCTACTCATAAAAACTTCATTTACCATTTTTATACTTTCTACATAAAAAATCTTCAAAGCGTCATAGGACCAATATTTGAGCGTAGGGACCATCTTGAAAATATTTGCTAACGCCTGATATTGATTTACCATGCCTACCTTCCCACCATTTATAACTAAGTCTAATTTCCCTGCCATTCTTTTTTACCTCCTTTGTAAGATTTTTCTGAATCAATTAGAGTTTGACCTGCTGATAATTGTTGAAGAATCATAACATCTTGTAGCTCATGGAATTCCTTATCTCGATGCGCCACGACGGCAACCCTCATAATACCCATCTTTTTTTCTAATGGCGTTTGGTTCAATGTAAGCATTATATCAACATGCGCTGGGTTACGATAATTTTCTGATGAATCAGATGCCAATACATTCTTCCTACCCCACGATTGGAGCTTAGCTTGATTTGCTGTTATAACGAGTGCATGGCGTTGAGTGGCCATCCTTGCATGATGCATCCAAAGATGGTCAATATTATGTCTATGTTCGCCAGTATCGTTGTCTGGTCTAAAAATATCAATGTAATCAGTGATGATAATATCCGGCACGAAGCCCTCTGTGAATTCCAGGATATCTAAGTCGCGTTCAAAGTCAGCCATGGAGGCAGAAAACCTTGGGTAGGCAATAAACCGGATTTTATTATTCCCGTACATCTTGCCTGTTGCTTTCATTTTCTGTCGTGTTGTTTCAAGGTTAAAAATTGGTCTCTCTTCTGTGGTAAACCAGGTGGCGGGCACATAGCTGCCAGGGTCATTGAAACGACAGTAGGTGCATGGTCTGTACTTCATCTTCTCATTGTATTGAGGTAATTGGTTGTCTTCATTTTCAATTAAAGCTATTGAGTTTTTTCTTTCCGGGTTATCACATTCATTAATTTGGTTACTATAACAGTCAAAACAAGGATAGATAACTTTAGGTCTATTTTCTATCCCGCTGACCAGGCTCTTATAAAATCTTTTATTAATCCGCCTATCGTTCATTTCAAGATTAGCCACAACAACCTTATATCCGTTTATAAGACCTTGAGCGGCAAGTTCAAATAACATCCACGTCTTCCCTCTCTTATTAGGGGCAACAAAGGCGACGAAATACCCTCTCTCAAACCAATCAATCATATCACCAAGTGCGCCAGGAAGCTTAAATAATTTATATGACTCATCTTCAAATGTTGCATTTATTTGTTTCGGATTAAAAGGATTGACCCATTTTGATGTCACTTGAGATATTTTTTTGTGATTTGCAATAACGGACTCGGCTTTCTTAAGCTTCCCTGTTTCAAGACATTGATCAATACTATCTCTGTGGAGTCTTAATGATTGCTCTGTTAGGTAAGTTAAGGAATTATCAATGGTATAATTTGAATTGAATTTGTCTTCTATTTCATATTCTTCTGATAGACTTTTTAGAAGTTTATCGATTATACTTGACTCGGCTTCATCAAGCCCTTTCTTCTCTCTATTAAAAATATCTTCAATGTATTTACCAGGTGCCTTCTCCTCCTGTTGATAATAGGCTTTTACCCAGTTAACAATCCTTACAGAATAAGGCGCTTGGAGAGTTTTTGTATCAATCATACTGATAAGAGATTTACAGACTTTATCGGATATTATTAATCCGATTAACATTTGACGTTCTTGGCTACTTTCGATTTTTCGTCTTAGTTTTATTCTCTCTGTCAATTTGTTGCCTCCAATACGGCTTGGCTACTTAGGTAGCGAGGGAAGATATCATCGAACATATAATCGGAGCATAAATAATGTGGCCTTAATTCTTTTGGATTTTTTAGGTTAGTAAGAGCGGCATCAACTAATAGTTCCGCTTTTAATCGGTTGGTTTGTATGAAATATGTGCGGATTTTTCTCTGCTTGATAAGTTTACTTATATATTCCGTTTCTCGCCTTGCGGCTTTTATAAAAGAGTTCTTTATATTAACTGGTAAGTTCTGTGGCGCTACTCCATCAAATACTTTTTCATTATAAACCTTTTCTATTATTTTTGTCATCTTTGGATAATCATCTTTCAATGGCCTCATTGATTGCTTTGCTAATTCAGGCTTGATTTCAAAGTATTTTAGGAGTAATGATTTTTCTGTTTTATCAGGCAGGTATTCATTCCATAGGAAATTGGGTAATGATTGTTTGCGTAGCCACTCCTTGCTCTTTTCTGACTTTGGGAGATAGTCGCAGTTTGTAGCAGCAAGGGTAAAATTTGATATAGCCTGTAGGATCTCTTCATATGTCCATTTCTTTGTTTTATACTGAGCGTAGTTTCCATTGATAGGAAGGCTTTTAAAGAATGTGCCACTTTTGAGTCTTTTTATCGATATGATGATTTTGCGGTAAAGTTTAGTGTTTGGATTATTATGTTTTTGTAAGCCACTATTGTTCCAATAAGAGATGATATCTTTTGCTTCCTTCGGGATAAAAGGATTTAATGATAAAGGGTAAGATTTCTTTTTTCTTCTTTTCAAAATTCTTTTATTATCAGAAGGAAATTCAGAAGAACCATTATCTATGTTTTTCGCAGAAAAACATATATTATTTTCTGAAAGAAAATAATTATTATCTTCTATATTATCTTCTATATTATCTTTTCTTTTATTTATGATTTTGCATAAGGCCCCTTTTGGGTTTGCATAAGGCCCCTTTTGGGTTTGCATAAGGCACGTGTCGATGATTTTTTTGTATTTTTCCCTTATTGGTAGGTTCTGATTTAATAAATCATCATTGATTTCTTTTGCCATCGACGAGTAATATTGTTTATATTTTTGGTTTACAAATATCCTCCGTATATTTGTCCCTGATTTTGTGTCATTCCAAATTAAGATAAATTTGTATTTTTTGAGGCGGGCTATTGCGGAAGATGTTGATGTTGCGTTTAGTTGTACCCATTCTCCGAGTGTGCGGTTAGATGCCCAACATCCTTTTTTTGATTGGGATAGATTTTTTATGAAACCAAATAATTCTTTATCGCATCTTTTTAGATATGGGTGGAAAGCAACTTCCACCGGAACGAAGTAACCTGAAAAGCCAAATTGAAGTTCTTTCTTATCTATTTCATTACTCATTTGTGTACCTTTACCTTTCTCCCCGCGAGTTAAGGTTATAGACAATTTTCATTTTTTCGAATTACTTCTATAAAATCCATTTTTATACATCTTTTTCTGCCATCGAAAGATTCTATTTCAATAAGTCCTAATTTTTTGAGTTTAGATATTCCATTAGAAATTGTTGCTTGCGATACATTTAAAAGATTTGCGAAATATTGATTACTGAAATAGCAGCCTTTATGTCCATCATGATATTGTTCGTCACGAATTTCATTGAATAGAATTTTCTGCGTCCAGGTTAAATTTTTTATTGAAAATACATCTTCTGGAATAAACGTCCCGCTCCATTCTCTGTTCATTTTTATTCTCCTATTTTGAAATTAAAGACAATAAAAAACCCACCTACTCAGATGTAAGATGGTAGCAATTTAGAACCGCCAGTAGATGGCTAAAGGGTTAGGGACCCAGGTAGGCCATCTTACATCTGAGATAGATAGGTTTTTCACTAAAAGTAAAATCACTTGTCTCGTTCCCTAAAAGAAAAATTCTAAATCGCTTGAAATTCATAATAAATTACTTTTTTATAAAAATCAAGTATTATTTTTATAATCCAATTTCTTTCTTTAAATACACTATATCTCGCTCTGGTAGTGAACATGGGTCGCCTTCACTCAACTCTATAACCTCGGCATGATCAAGAAGGAGACCAAGTTTCCTTGCCAGTTGATTGGCTCTATTTATTGCTTGTGGTTCGGAGTCAAATATTACAAATGCTCTCTTCACTCTTTTTTGTAAAATAAGGTTTATTTGAGCATCAGAGAATCCAGTTCTTAGTATCGCTACCGTTCCATTGCCAAATCGCCAGACGTCAGTGGCTCCTTCCATAATTAAGATTGTATCTCCTCTGACATTATCAATATTGTAGAGGCAGTGGGTCATTGGTAAGATGGCCTTTTCATCTGGGCATGTCTTATACCTAATATCTGTTTTGCCGGTTACATCGCGACTGGTGAAATTAACTATTCTTCTATCCTGTATGATTGGGATGATGATTCTGAATTTATATTGTCCGATATTATGGCAACATTTGAGCTTATATTTTGGTATGATTATGTCTGAATCGAAATTTCTGCCTTTTAGGTAATTTAAATGTAATTTTGAGAACTGATTACTTGATTCTTTCGGTAAAATATCGCCGAGACATAGCCGTGACTCGACTTTCTTGGTTAGATCTATATCTTTATATTCATTTTTTAAGAAAATCGATTCTCCGCCGTATTTGGCGATGATTGTGTTGGCCTGAGCAAAGGAGCATTCCTCAATTTCTGCTATTAATTTGGTGATAAATCCCTTTGGGCCACAGAGCCAACAGTTGACCATCATTGATTTAAGATTTATACCGCAATGGTTGTTGCCGGAATAAGAGTGATCGCCACAAAAGGGGCAGGTGACATTCACCCACCCCTTGTGAACATTTTTACCTTTGGTCCAATACTCAATATCGTTGTCTTCAAAGTATTGGATGATGTCAAAGTCTGTCATTTCTTATTCTTCTTTGTCCATATCAACACCAAGATCCAACAATAGGTCATTTTTTAAATCTCGTGGCATTCTCATTTGGACAATGCTTGCTACGAGACTATCTGTGGCTCCTTTTGCGGCGGCATTTGCCCATCTATTTAATAGGCTTGCTTCTCCTTTTATTAAACCTGAAGCTATTTTTAAGGATAGTGCTCTTTTTACTCCTGTTTCAAGAGTTCTTGATACTTTTTTGTTAAATTTTTTAAGGCTTTTGATTCCGACTTGTGTTTCTTCATTTTCAAATTTCCAGGTATATCTCCATTCACCTTCATCTTCTGGATCGACTTTCTCTTTTCTTCTGTTTGTCCAGATACGAATAGGAGATTTGAGAACTTCAAAAGCTTCCTCTAACATGCTTTTTAGTCTGTTCCTATCAACATGATTTCCTATATCAAATCCATTTAAATCTGCTTTAGATTTTTTAATTAATTGGTCAAGTTCATGTAGATCATATTGTTTAATGCAATCAATATCATCATTGTCATTTAATTCATTGATATATGTTGCTAAATCCCATACTGCATCTTTTCCTATTTTCGGTGTTTCTTTTTCTTCTGTCATTTTAATAACACTCCTTTCTTAATATCTTTTTTTGAATATCCAAATAATTCTATGTAGCGGCTTATTGTATTTACAAAATCTATGATATCATTAAGACTAAAAATCCCTTCAAGTCCTCCAATTTTTTTGACTGAAAGTTTTTTAGCATCATTTATAAATAATAACATAGAATCGTTTAAGTGTTTAAATTCATCGCTAATATCTCTGCATTTTTGTGCCAATTTTTGTAAATCTTTGTCATCACCAACTTTTTTCTTTATTCGGCTCTGTTTGAGGTCTAATTCCTTTTTTAATCTGGCTTTTGTTTTCTGGAGCTTAATCTCACTCATTACGGCAGTCTTTGTCGGTATATCCTCATTCTCTTTTGCTTTTGCCTTTACTCGCTCAACGACTTCCGGGTGCTTGTGGATGGTCTGGGCTTGATACATACGTTTGTTGTCTATACCAAGTCTTTTATCTTTCCGTCTTTTACCAGAGGGTAAAAAGCGGGTTCCATCACTTTTTGCCTGTGCTGGGGGTTCCTTCTCCACCAGCTCTCCAATCCGACTCTCAATATCCAGAAGCATCTCTCCCGCATCCTGCCCATCTGCCAGCGTTGCCTTCCGTTGTTCCTCTGTCATGTTGAGCTGATCCATCAACTTTATCTTTTGCCGATAAAAGCTTACCGCAGTTTGGCCGATAAATGACAATGGAACCAACTCATCCATCTTAGCTGGTAGCCTTTTCCCTTGTTTCACTAATTTAAAGATTTCCATAGCTTCATTTTCTCCTTTCATCTGTTCTCCTTTCTGTTTTCATATATTTGTTTTAAATAACTATTTACATAATCTTGAAACCATTGTTGATTTTCATATGATGACCACCCATCTTCCTCCTTCCATGTATATTTTATTGCTAAATATAGTTTATATAGAAAAATAAGGGTTTTGTGTTTTAAAACATATAAATCTGCGCCGGAATGATAATCTCCTTCCATTACGGTTCCATGTGTAACTATTACAATTTTATCTTTTAGAATTTCCCAGTCTCCAGGGGTTGTTATTCTTTGTGTGTCATCATGTATCCATCTATTAGATATTTCATCAACAAAGATTTGTGCGGCAACATCAAGCTCCTCTTCTGTGAAGCGGTTGATGTTTTCTAATGATTTTTCCACTTCCTTTATTTTGGTTTGCATTAGTTTATCATAATCTTCTTCACTCATATACTGCTCATCTTTCATCGTCTTTCTCCTTTCTGTTAAATGGTTAAACTCCATATATTAAATCAATAAAAAAATCGTCATCGGTTTTATATATAATTTCTTTAAATTCATTTATTGTTTTGATTTTATATTTCTTGAAAAAATTATCTATTTTTATATGAAGTTTATGTTTAGGGAGTGTTATTAATGATGGTCCACCATCATGATCTAAAGTTGCAATTATGTAATCATTTTCAGTAATTTCATAGTCGGATCGATAACCTTCTCGAATACCATCTATATCTTCTAATGCAAGTTCAAAGATCTTTTCATATATTTGTTCATCAAGAAAAGTTTCTTTATCTATTATTTTTAAATTTTTGCATTCTTCTGGTTTTAGAGTTCCCCAATTATCTCGATTATTTAAAGCATCATAACCAGTTGCAAGTGATACTCCTTCCCATTCGCCAAATCCTTGTCTACAACTTGGCCATTCATGGTCGTCTTTCATGAATAATTGTTGACAATCATCACAATAGTCGCCTTCTGGAACTTCTATTATTTCTGCTGGAATTTTGACTTTCATTTCATTCTCCTTTCTGTTAAATAGTTAGCGTTATTTTAAATTCCTTAACTACTTTTACCACCTCCTTTCATAACCAACTTTCCCTAAAATATAATGATAACCGTCTACCAAAATGATCAACTAAGTAATAATGGTTAGGATTAAAATAATCGATTATTTTGACAAACTCTTTGTCCTTTGTTTTCCTTAACCCTCTGCCGATTGATTGCAGGGTGACGACTTCACTCTTACCACCGCAGGCATTGATTACGGTATCAAGTGATCGGATGTTTAAAGCTTTTCTAAATACGGCAGTAGCAACAACTGCTTTTACTTTTTTATCATTCATCTGTAAGCGGATCTTTTCTCTTGCCTCCGCTTCGGTTGATCCTCTAACAAAGATAAGATTGAAGTCAAATAGTTCTTTAGCCATTTTAACCAAGTTTTTCCCATGCTGGATTTCAATGACTAAAATCAAAACGGTTTTACCTTTATCGATTTCGGCTTTTGTGTCTTTGCAGATCAGACGATTGAAGATCTTATTTTCAACCACTGCTTTCTTATAGACATTTTGGTATCCTCTGAGTTGCTTTAATGATGAGTTCTCTGGTACTTCTCTTATTATAATTTTTGGCACTGCTAAGACTCCTCTCTCCGTTCCTTCCTGAATGGTAAGTTCACCTATAACTGGCCCTAATAGACCTTCAAGTGCCAACTTACCTTCCAGTGTTCTTGGTAGCGTTGCAGTGAAGCCAAGTCTTATTGGGGCCAATGAGTTTTTTAAAACCTTTGCATACATACCGCTGAGGTTACTCACACCATGGCACTCGTCGATTAGGATAATATCATATTTGTCATGTTCGTCCAGTGGCTTTCTATATTGTGATTGAATGGTTGTTGCGGTGATATTGTTTGTTGGGAAGTTCCTATCTTCCAACTCTTTTTTGAATTGAGTGATTGGCACATAGGTATCAGATAAAAATAATATCTTCTTTTTAGGAAAACATGAGATCAATCCCAACATGATTATAGTCTTACCTGAGGCTGTTGCTGCTTTTATTACTCCTCTTTGACTTTCTATTGCTTTTATTATGAGTTCATATTGAAAACTATATTTGCCATCCTTTATGTTTAGACCTTCGATATATGGTTCTTTTTTTGTCTTAATTGGTTTGATCAGATTGTTGTTTGTTATTGATAGTTCTATTTTTTGATTAAGACAGTATTGTTGGATTTTGTTAATGAACCCAGTTAGGAAAAGTTTACTCCGACCTTCAAATAAACTTTTCCTATATGATTTCATTTGTTTGCCAAATTGCTTCTTTTGCCAATATTCCGCAGGAAACGACAGACAAGGTTTTAGTAATTCCTTGCCTGTCGTTGCTTCTGACCATACGGAATCATGTATTGTTATGTTAATTTGTTTCATAATATTTGTATTATATAATATTTTTTTTGAAAACCCTTAAAAATTTTTTGAAAAGTCTTTTATTTCATCGATTACTTTGGTGGCCTGGAATGGCCACAACCCTACTCTCTTTACTAAGAAACTTTTTATTATCCGCATCCCACCTTTCTTGTATTTTAATGCATCATCGATTGTTGTTTTTGTAGATGCGAATAAATCGAGCGGAGACCATATGATTAAAGAGATAACAAATTTTGCTTCTCTTGATAACCTTGCGAAGCTTTCTTTTTTAATCATGTATTCAAGTGGGTCTTGGCTTCCGCCTTTAGGCTTCTTATATTCGTTTATGGAAAAGTTATTAATCAGACTATCAACCTTTATTTCCATCGGGTAATCTTTTTTTCTTCTTTTTAATTTCTTTGTCATATTTTACCTCCTATTTCTTTTCTTTAGTTGTCGTTCTGATTTTTGTTTTAATATTAGTTGGATTTCTTCTTTTCCTCCCCATGGTGGCTTTTGGAATCCTTGTCCTGTGCAATGTTGAGTGCAGATGGAACAGAGGATGTCGGTAGCGTCAGATGTTTTTTTGACCGTTTTACCACTTGGCAAGATAGCAAATTCTTGCCGCTGGCATACTACGCAAAATAACTCATTCATTTTTCCCTCCTTTTAATTTTTCTTTTATAAAGTTTAGTTGCATATTGATATGCATATTCACATACTAAGCTTTTTCGTTTATAAAACTCCTTGACCTTTTCAATGTTTCCGAGTGTCTTGACTTTGCATTTGATAAAGGTTTTTTGATCATTTGTTAATGCCATTATTCTGTTTCTCCTTTCCAAATCATTTTTAACACTTTACCTATTGCTAACAAAATTAAAAGAATAGCAATAGGTGAAGTGAAGATCCAGATCCATCTTAGGGTTTCAATTGTCATTGTCTATCTCCTTTTCGTATTGTTTAAGTTCTTGTTGCATTTTCTGTTTACACTCCTCACATATCCCATGGCTTATGCGGGGATCATCTAAAGGCTCCTTTTCTCCAAGTTCTTTTTTACACCAAGCGCATACAATTTTCATTTCTTATTCTCCTTTCATTATTTTTTAGGTTGGGTTTGTCCTCCCACCCCCATATTGCTTTTTTCATCCTTGCTTGTGCTCTCTGTCTTCTCCTTAACATCTGCTTTTTTATTTTCCTTTGGCTTTTTATCTCCATCTCCATTGTCTTTCTCCTTTGTTAAATAATAGTTGTCCTTTGATCCATTAAAATATTGACTGATCATTCGTTTATTTCCTATATAATACAGTTTCTTACTTAGTTGATTTATAAAGTTAAAAAAAGCTTTATCAGAGGAAATAGCATGAGTGTACATTGTATAGTTTTCCCCTGCCCAATTAAATACTCCTTTATATAGATCCATTGTCTTTCTCCTTTAGTTTTAAATCTACTTTTATTCTATTGCTTTGACTTGTGTCCTATGAAAAAGGTTATAGGCTTTCGGCATTTTATATCCTGAATTTTCATCTTCGTTTTCATCTTGCTTTTTATTGTTAATATCGATCCAGGTTAATCCGGTGATTTGGCTATGCTCTCCTCTTTTAACTTGAAAGCCATTTTCTTTCCACCCATCGTATGTTTTAGCATCAAGATACGGAGTGCCTTCTAACCCTAATTCTGCCATTTGCATTGCGATAAGAGCATAACTTGTAATTGAGATATTAAGGCCATGATTCTCTATAATAGCTTGTATTTCATCTTTATCAGCTGTTTCTTTTGCCTTTTGCCATTGTTGTCTTAACTGTTTATAATACTCTTGTTTTTCTTCTTTTGTTCTTTTCATTTTCTCCTCCTCAATTTTCTGATGGGGTTTAAGTCTTTGGCGTAAACAATGATTGTCTTTTGCTCACAGACGGCCTTGAAACCAGGATCAATGATTCTTGTTATCATCACCGTTTTGCCTTTCCATAAGTATTTTTTCCTGGGTTTGATATCAATCGCTCTCATTTTTCTCCTTTAGTATAAAATGTTTTTGGTTAAAAACTCATAACCTTTTGCTAATCTTGCAGCCCATTTTTTTGAAAATCCAAAATCGACTAAACGACAATAAATATGAAGTGCGTTGCCATTGTGCCTTGTCCACATCAACATCTGAATACTTACTGCTCTTGCTTTTGCCATTTTATTCTCCTTTTACTGGGGTTAAAAGGTTTTGGTCTGCCTCATCAGCATATGGTGACCAATCCATATGAACACTCCCTTGCGGGAGCGTTTCAGCTATTAAACATCGACTTTATAAGCCCGAGCTAATCTGGCAGTGACTCTTGTTGCTTGCTCATGGTATAGATTTAACTGTTGAACATGATTAGCGTTCCATACAACATGATTAACTTTAAGGTCATTGCCAAGTGGCTCACCGGATGGATACTTTCCATTATCGATTGCTTCTCTCCAATGATTCCTGTTTCTCTCAACTTCCTTAATGGTGCTTTTTAATGAATAAATCACATTATTAAAATAGCTTTCTCCATCATTACGAGCACTATCTTGTAACCACTCTTTTCTCATTTCTTTTTTCTCCATTTTCTTTCTCCTTTCAAATTTTTACTAAAAGTATTTTTATCTACGATTGCTCTTTAATACAACTACTCTAATTTCCTCATTCTCATCATAATCATCTTCATCATCTCTACGACCGATTGCTAATCCACTATCACTATATGCGGTTTGGTGCGGCTTGCAGATATCAATGTAAGTTGGCACCACAAGTGCTCTGGTATGTGAATGATCGCCATAATCGTATTCAGTATACAAATCCATTTCATTAACATCATATTCTGGATACATCCTTTCCAGATCCCTAATCATTTCTTTTAGCTCTCCTAATGTCATCGTCTTTCTCCTTTTCTAAAAAGTTCACATTGCTAACCAACCACCCACTATGTAATAATTTTTGGCTTTGACCGCTACGGCGTAATCCCATTTTTGAGCTTTTTCACATAAATAGTCTTCGATCATTCTTATTTTCTTTTTTGTCCATTTTTTATCTGACATTGGATCACTTATAACTTTTATTTCCTCGACTGTTGACCATGTTCCATTGTAAGGATTTGTTCCGTATTCAATCCTACACTGCTTTTGAATTTTTCTGAATTTAGATTTCAACAATTTTTCACTTTTTGTTCTAATAACCATTGTTTCAAAACATGCTCCCATTTTCTTTCTCCTTTTCTGAAATAGATTAACTTTTTGCTACCCGTTCGCCTATTCTTGTTAATACATATGCCGTCTCTTTAAGTGCTGCATAATCATCATAATTATTTTGATAATCTGCTTCCTTATAATGAATGTGTCTTGCATCCTGTATTTCGTGAATTGCATTTTGAATTGATCTCATTAATTCTTGTTTTGCTTCTTTTCTCATTTTCCTTTTCTCCTTTCATTATGGAACATAAATTGTTTGGTATTTGCTAAAACGTTTTTCTGATCTAATCTGACCTGCCGCTCCATTATAAAAAGTAATGAACCGATAAAGCTTTGTTTCACGAATCTTTTCAACCACGCCATACACATAATCCTTATCGCCAACTTTAATGTCTTGAACATTTACTAATCCTTTTAGTTTCATTGTCTTTCTCCTTTGTATAAAATGTTAACTGCAACCTCACTGACAAATCCACCAGGTTATCTGATGAACTTGATAAGGAAGGTTGCTAATCTTCCTTTGTTCCTAAAGTCTCACCGGCTGTCTCGCAATCCACCCCGTCCAGGATTAGCTGCCCAACCTTCCGGTTTCCTTGACCGAACTCAGTATTAAGTTGTTCATAGGATTATTCTGTTCTCCTTGTTTTTTATTTATTTTTTTATATTTAATTTCCATTTGTCTTTATTATAAAAAAATTATAATAGGAAATCAAGCCTTTTTTTAAATTTATTTTCATTTTCTTTGTAAATAGTTGGAATCATTGTATAATTATTTTTATTTTTTTTGTTTTTTATTGCATAATGATATGAGTGAGAAAAGATAGATTTTGGAGAGAATATTTTTTATATAATAATATCAATAAGTTAAGTTTTTTAGGTAATATTTTTTATATAATAATATCAATGAGTTAGAGTTTTTTTACAATCCGGCCACGGTCTAATTATTTAATGATTTCAATAAGATAACTAATAATTAATGGTTTGATTTAATATCATCTAAATTCACCAAAAGTGGTCCTACTGGGAACTTAATACATTGAATTTCGCCATTAAGATATTGCCATCGGATCATCATTCCATTTGGATGATTTTTAATATGGGCAGCAATTGATAATGGTACCCAAGTTCCATTTGAAGGCAATTTTTCTACCTTTTTTGGCTTTCTTATTTTGTTGAGTTTTGAATATGTATATTCCATGTTTAATTATCCTTTAAATATGCTGTCAGACTTGCGAGACACTGCCGTGACTCGATGTTTATTTATTTTGAATGCTAATTGTATAGGGTTTTATAAATATCCCTGCCCTATCTCATTTTAGGCAGAGAGTATTTATTATTCTTCTAATTTATCTTTTGGTATAAATCTTTCGATTTCGCCTAACAATTCTTTTTTTGTTCTTTTTGGCAATTTAGGATCTAAAGTTATTTGTCCAGCGAGATAAGTTATTTGGTTATCAAGTTGACTGGCCATAGCTAAAATTTGTTTTTTAAGTCCTGAAGAGAAAGATTCTGCAAATTTTTCTAATAACTCTTTTTTTCTGTTATTAATGCTACATGTTTTCTTGATTGCTGCAATTTGCATTTTTCTTACTGCATTGACATCTAATCTTAGTTTGATCCCTTTTCGCGGTTCATTAAATAACCATTCTGGATAACCTAATTCACAGAGTTTGTCATTGATATCATCTTTCCACATATTTGACCTTTTTTCTTTCCAAAGTCTCTCTTGTAAATTGTCATTATAGGGGCCAGCTTTCATATAATTATCTGTAAAATCTTCCCAAGTTATAATGATATCATGTTCACCTTCTTTTCTAAGTTTATCTGCTATTTTATGAAGCTTTTCTGCGACATCGATTATTCTTTTTTCGTAGTCTTCATCTCCGTTTTTAATTAAAAAATCCATTTTTATTTTCCTCCTATTTGTAAGTTTTTGTAATCGTAGCCGAAAAATGTTAGTGTTTTCTTTAGTTCTCTTAGTAAATCAGAAACATTATCTAATGTGAATAACGCTCTCAAACCTTCAAGTTTCTCTATCTCCAATTCTGCTAAAATAATATTAAGATCCCTTGAACCTATATAAGCAGATCTTACACGCTCATCAAATCGTTTGAACTCTAATTCTATATCTTTTAGTTTAGCCTCTTTCTCGGAAATTCCTTCTACCGCCATTCTCGTTTCAACTTTGATATCTCTGCGATAATCATGCCTGTCGGTTTTTTCTCCCTTCTTCTTTTTACCTTTTGTCTCCTTTCGAGTTTGTGCGACTTGTTTTGCAACTTCTTTCTTTTTCTTTTCTGGGATTCTTATTTTCTCCTTCTCTTCAAGTTTTTTGATTGTTTTCCTAAATTCTTGTGCTTCTGATTGGGTTTCAAAAACCTCTTCAGCCTCTTGCATTTCTTTTGATTCTCTTAGTTGGACGAGTGCTTCTTGTATCATATGTTGTTTCCAATTCCCACCTAAAAACTTTAGAATTGTAGTTTGGCCAGAACCTACTGTTCTCAACTTTTGATATTCTTGCTCTCGTTTCACATCTAATAGTTTTATTAGATGTGACTTTCTCATCTTCTCGATTGTATTGTATTTTGTTAACTCCCTATCTAAAAACTTTTTTGCCACTCTAACCGATTCTTTTATTACAGTAGGATTAGATCCCCATTGTTCCATGTTTTCATTGGCCATAATTTGAATCATTGTAGCATCGTCTAATTCTCTGATGGGCACATCAATAGTTTTTAGTCCAACCTTTTGTATTGCCAATAGACGATGGTGACCATAGGCAAGTTGGTAAAAATCATTCCATGGTCTTGCTAAAATATTATCCCAGAATGATGTTTCCTTTATTGAGATGACTAAGGCATCTACCTTATATGGATCTATCTTATACTTTTCAAGATTCCTATAAGGGTTTGGTTTTAAATCGCTGACTTTGATTTTCATCTTTTGTTTCTCCTTTCTGTTAAATGGTTAATAAAGTTTCTATTAGATTAATTATAATATATTTTCTCCAAAAAAGATAAATTTATTTTTTGTGTCAAAGTTTATTCTAATTCCTCTATTGATTTTGTTTATTCATTATAAAAAAATTCAACATCCAGATTCTCTCTTTCAGCTA